GGTTCTCCGTTCTCAGGGGGGCAGTTCCAATCTCGCAAGCACCCAAAAAAAAGGTAGAACCGAGAATAGAACCGAGTCCACTTTATCAAAAAGAGGCGAGGTCGAGAATCGAACTGAGACCACTTTATCAAAAAGAGGCCAGAGCGAGAATCGAACCAAAACATGAGTCATAATTTTGTCATCCGGAGGCCGGAACGATTGACCAATTAAAACCTTTTGAAAGAAGTTGAACTTGACTCTTAAAAGGGTATATAAAGCCAACATTTTGACCAAAATTTCATCAAATTAAAATGTCATGGCCCGAAGACAAGGAATCTTTTGGTTGCTCACTATCCCCCACGCTGACTTTGTCCCCTACCCCGTGCCCGCCACGTCATGGGTCAAAGGTCAATTGGAAGAAGGTGCCGGAGGCTATCTGCATTGGCAAGTCTTCGTTGCGTTCAGCGAGAAAAAATCTCTTGCCGGAGTTAAAGAAGTGTTCGGCCGAAGCACCCATGCGGAGCTCTCCCGGTCTGAATCCGCTTCCGACTATGTATGGAAAGAAGACACAAGAGTTCCCGGGACTCAATTCGAATTTGGGCACAAACCCTTTCGAAGGAATTCAAAACCAGACTGGGATGCCATCTGGGATGCAGCCGTGGGATCAGATCTTATGGCCGTCCCAAGTCACTTGCGAGTTTCGCATTATAGTGCCCTTAAACGGATCGGTTCAGACTTTGCAAAGCCAGTTGGAATGGAGCGAACTTGCGTCGTTTACTGGGGTCTCACTGGTGTTGGAAAGTCGAGGCGTGCTTGGGAAGAAGCCACACTCGATGCTTATCCTAAGGACCCGAGGACAAAGTTCTGGTGCGGCTATTGCGGCCAGAGAAGTGTTGTTATCGATGAATTTCGAGGTGGCATCGATGTTGGTCACTTACTCCGCTGGCTCGATCGCTATCCGGTCATCGTGGAGATCAAAGGAGGGTCCGTATGCCTTAAAGCCAGCAATATCTTTATCACTTCTAACCTTGCTCCAGAACAGTGGTATCCAGAGTTAGATCTTGCAACTAAAGATGCTTTAATGAGAAGATTAGAAATAATAAATCTTCTTTGAAAAAACTTAACTTTTTAAAATTATTTATCTGTTATGGTTAATAAGCATTTTAGGAATATTGTTCGTGGAATTAGTGCTAAGGGCGCAGGAAGTTTTGCGGCTTATAAACAAAGCAAAGGAAGAACACTCGGAGGAAAATTAAATCGGAAGACTAGAAGTAAGAAACGACGTGGGAAGACTTCAAAAAAGTCTAGGAAGCGTAAGCCAAACTCAATGTCAACACATGGTCAAGGTGAACACGGTGTTGAAGAAAAGTCGGCGGTGTTATATCGTACACCTGCGTGTAGAAAACCACACAATTTACATGGTATGCAAAAGTGGAGAATGGCTCAAACTCATCGTGCTATTATGAACTCCACAGCTGGTATACAAGGTATTACGGAAATGTTTGCTGTTGGAACTTCTGATCAAGCAGTTATCAGTTCCGGAGCTGGTTACGGATACTTTCAAGGATTTGTTGCTCAGAAGGATTTAAATCCATATCAAAAAACTACTGGTTCTGCTTTATGGACTGCTGCCGCTGCAGTGCCAAAGACCGATCAGTGGATGTTGTTAGAACATGATGTTATGATTGAAATTACGAATACCGGTAATACGACTATGATTGGTGATCTTTATGTTAGTCAGCTCAAGAAAGACACGGAAGACGGATGGACTGGGTTATGGGCGGAAGGTTATAGTAATGCTGCCTTTGCTGTTAGTGAGCCTGCTGCAGTTCAGCCTACTACTCCCGCCATTGCTGGTACTTCAGGTTATCCAGATGTAACCATGGTTGGTACTAGACCTAACGAATCTGGCAAGTTCAGAGAGTACTATAAAGTTGTCAAGTGTTTTCACTACGAGTTATGTCCCGGTGCTACTGAAGTATTTAAAGTTCGAATTGTCCAAAACAAATTGGAGAATTTGGAGTATCTTACTGAAGCTCAAGGAAAAGGATTGCATTTCATTCACTCTCAAACATTCTTTTTCGCTCATGTTCAACGTGGCCAGGTAGTTGTTGACAAGACCCTTGCTCCTGTGGTTGCTGTAAATGAACCTACCTATGCTCAAACCCAAGCCTGCTTTATCGCCAATGTGAAGACTCAGTTGTGCGGAATTATGGGTAATGCTCAACGGACTACCATTAATGATGTTATTACTAATGTACCCAAGAATGCTCTTAGTACTCTTCAAGCTTTCATTAATGATGTCGATGTTGCAACTGTTGCTGCTTTTATTGCTTAATAAATATTCTGTTCCAACACAGCCCCCCCCGAAGGGCGGGGGATGCCTTAAGTTCTGTTAATCAACAACATAATCCAGAGCGACCGTGAGGGAGCGACATGAGAAGTCGAAGCGCCCGAGAGGCGAGCGAAGCGTATGCCGATCAGCTGAGACGTATAACCCTAGCAACTTGCGCGGATAGATAGACCTAGGTTCGTGAGAACCTATAGTATTACTATCTATCGCGGTTCTCCGTTCTCAGGGGGGCAGTTCCAATCTCGCAAGCACCCAAAAAAAAGGT